TATACCAAGAGCACTTTCCCATTCTTGAATAAAAAGAGTTGTTGTTCTTATATCATACTCTTTGGCTGCTGTTATTAAATAACCCTCAGCAGTAAACAGCTCATGTGATATCCCAAGCAAAAGCTTTCTAAAATTTGAATCTGTTATCCTAGCAGATTTAAACAGTTCTCCACTAGGAAGGTATGCTGCTATACTATCAGCATGTTCGCCAATAGAATGTTGCTCAAATAATGTCATAGCCAATATCACCTAATGTTGGCAATTCATTAACAGCATTTGATATATCCCCTGATGGGAAATTCAGTGCAAAAGTTTGCATTGGCTGCCCAGTTTCAGTATCTACTGTTGAGAATATAGCAGCCCTATAAGCATCTTCATCAATACCAACACCAACATCAGTTGATTCCTTAAAAAATTGATCAAGGTTTGCTGCTATAGCATTTCTCATGCTAACAGTATCTGGGGTTAAAGCGCTGAATTCAAAATCAATAGAATTTTCAGAAGGCGCTTCAACTATAACATCATCATCTGATGTTTGTGCTGGCTTTATCTCCAATATTTTATTTTTAACATTGGTGACTTGCGTTGAAGTAGGTATAATATCATCATCATTATCCCTAACAAAATAAACTGTTACTTGCCCTATATCTGGAGTAACTTCTTTAACAAAAACTCTTGTTACTCCAGTTATTTCTTTGGCCTTATCCTTTATTGCCTGGACATTAAATAGTGTAGTAGGATTTTGAACGCCTTCAAGAAACCTACTTCTAAATTCATCATCTGATTCTGCGCTTGATCCACCTGTTACGCCTTCAGCATCAACTTGGGCTGTACCATCAACGCCAGTTATTGGTGATAATGGAGTAAGTTGTGTGTCAGTCTCAAGATTAACTTCAAGATCACTTGCTTGAAATTCTATTGACTTAACAGGCACAATAGCAAACTGTGCCGATAGAGATATTGTACCAGTTGCTGGTGTAGTTGGCGATCCACTTACTTCATAAGTGAATTTATCAACATCTGTAACTTTTATCTCTATATCAGATTGATTATATTCACTTTGATTTGCACCTGATATAGTAGGAGTTACATTAGATGCCATACCATGGGCGCCATCTGTGGTAACAATTGCTGTATTTCCTGATCTCTCAATGCTCAATATATCTATTGAAACATCATCAATCTGAACTGCTGTTAATACTTCATATTCAACGCCATTGCTAGTTTTAAATGAATCTGAAGTTAATATATCAGCATAAAGAGTACCAGTAGCAACTATATTACCTAATGATTTTGATGCAGCATTGCCAGTAAAACCAAACCAAGAGGCTTGCCTTTTGAGAAAATCACCAGTGGAAGTATCCCAAAAACTTTCTCTAAGAAGGTTTTTGAGCTGTATATAAAAATCAAAAAATCTATTTGATGTACCTGTGATTAATGCACCAAGCCAACTATTAGGCAAAAAAGGATTTGACGTTGGTAATTTACGCTGAACGTCAGTCTTTTGCCTTTGCTCTATTTCAGTTGCATTGTTTGGTAATTTAATAGGCATATTATGCAGTCCTATCCCAAAGCTTATAGTATCTAGTTTCAGATTCTGATTGATGCCTGTTAAAAGTTATTTCTGCTCCAACTTCTCTTGAATTAAATATTGGCCTAACAGAAATAGACTTTAGCAGACTTTCATCAACGAACCAAAGAAAATCAACATTAAGCTGGGAAGACAATTGCTCCAATATACTTGCTGTAATACGCTCTTGGTAATACAGCCAAGCCTTGGATCCAATTTGAAATCCAGGTGTTGATTCATTACCAATCCAACCACGCCTTCTGGAAACATCAGGCATCTCTGAAGGCAATGCTCTTTTATGGCAATGTATTGTCATTAAAATAGCAGTGTTAAACTGATCACCAGTCAGGATATCGCCATCATCATCAATAAGGATATCATAATATCCTGCTGAATTATCAAGCTTAACATCAAATTGATTTTCCAAACTCATGGCTTAACAGTACCAGTATCAGAAACAGGCCCATCAGGTGCAGTCGGCGAACCATCATGGGTATGAGTTTCATCTATTGGGAATCCATTTGCACTAACAGAACCAGTAAAAGCAGTATTCCCATTAACATTAAAATTGGCAGTTATGTTAAAATTAGATGCTTGTGCATTAATATCAGCACCAGCAGCTAAATCTATATTCTGTTCAGCGGTAATTTTATAGTTCTTGCAATTTAATATGTAATCTCCTTTTGCAAAAACTTCAACATCACCATTATTTTTATAATGAGTAAATGACTTTGTTGTCGGGTGAAAATAAATAACTTCACCAGGCTTCAATCCTTTTATTCTTTTTTCTGATAAGTGTGGCAACATATGTAGATTGCCTTCATCAGCATTACAATTCAATATCGTACCAAGGCAATCTATTGGTAAATTTGCATGCATACCATATGGGAAAACTACCAAACAAGGAGTAGGCTTGCCCATATAATTAATTTGTTGTATAGAATACTTGCCATCATCTTTAGATGATAGAGTTATTCGAGCCAGCTTAATCAAATTTCTAAGTTTCCTAAGCATTGGCAAATACATTCCCAACTTCTTCATCTTCAGGCTCAGATAAAGCAACCTTATAAGAATTTTTATTCACAAAGTTAAGCAAACACTCTGACCCCTTTTTATAATCATACTGTACGCTATTCAATAGCATAAGATCATTTATGTCTGCAAAGTCATCAATAACTCTCATCAATAAATTTGGCGTAAGAAAAACTCCATCAATGTAAAATCTATCCAAAGTACAGCTATATATTTCACCTTTAGTTTTTCTTATGTTTGCTTCCCATTTCGTTCTTTCATTTGCAGACTGTTCGCCAGATAGATTTTCAGTTTGAAATATAAACTGTCTTGACCTTCTTATTGCTGAATCTATAATGGTATTGCTCTGCTGGTCAGTTAAATCTTTTGCTGATATCTCGCCAGCATATTCACCAGCAAGCATATTCATTTGGCTTACTGCTTTATATCTTGAGAACCTATTTTCATCATTAAAATCCCAAGATGAACTTGTTATATTATTCCTATCAGAATCAATTTGATGCCTTATTTGAGCACCAACCATAACCCCAGTTGATCTATCTATTACTAAATTTCCGTCACCATTACATGTAAGCAAAACTTGTTTCTTTTGCGCAAGCTTAGATACGAAATCAAAAGCATTATCGCCAACTTCTGATGATGGCAAATCTTCTGAATTTTTAAAATCTGATGGGTTGACCTTATCAATCACCAGTATATCTGCGCCAATTTGTTGTATAACTTTTTCAATAGCTTTCTTTAAACTTATTGGTGGATTTAAAGTTATAACATCAATGGTAGAGTCGATAAAATCTGCTGTTTTATCCCTTCCCTCAATAGTTATTTGGTGATTATTTGCACTTGCTGATCCTGATACTTTCTCCACAAAGCCAGTTATTACTTTTTGATCATCAGCATATATTTCACAACTATCACCCTTTTTTACAGGGAATGTTAATGCAGTTTTAGTTTTAACTGCATCAAATCTAAATGATCCGCTCGCAGCATCCAGCTGTTTGGTAGCAGTAGCAGACTCAAACAAAGAGTAATTAACACCATTTATAGAAATGGTAATCATTCAGTAAATACTCTTATAGTTCCTTCAACAAATGATGGATCATTAATTAAATTCAAATTGGCTATTCTTTCACCAACTGAACTATCAGCATAATATTGATATGCTATAACTCTTGCTGGTAATATTGGAGTTCTTATTTCAGTAATCTTGTCAACATTAAGCTTTTCATTTTTGAAAAACCTAGATGTTACAGATCGCAAATCCTTTAATATAGAAACCATGTCACCACTTAATTGTGGCTCATTAATTAATGCTTGGTAATTGGCCTCAATATCTGATTCTACTGATTCAATATCCTCAACCGTATCAAATTCTAGCTTGGCAGCATTCTGATATTGGTATCCTAGTGACATTGCCTTAACAGAGGAATTTATTACATCATTATTTTTCTGTCTCTGCTGTAAACCTGCTGTAGTAATATCAAGACTTATATCACTATCACCAAAATCACTAAACCTTTTATAAACATCAAAAGAATCCTTTATATTAACATATAAAGAATCTATTGAATCAAACATGCTTACTATGCTTGTGGCCAAATTCGCTGGTTTAGTCACAAGCTCATTAACATTGTTACCAAAGTCAGACAACAATGCATTAAATTCATTAGCGCCAGCCTGTATCTTAAACACAAAGCTGGTTTCTTTCCTTACTTCATTATTTAACTCAAGCAATTTCTGGCGTGCTTGCTGAAAGTTATTTTGGAACTTATTTGTTACAAGGAAATTGCCTGAAATATTCTCTTGTGTTGCTGTTGATAAATTACCTCTTGTGCTTTCGATGTTACCAATAACATCAAGCTCTTGCTTAGGCAATCCAGTATCATCATCAACTTCAAATGATATTTGGAATTTAGCTTCACCAAGCTCAGATAAGTCTTCATTTATAGTATAATCAACAGCAGCGATATTCGGTATATCGCCATAAAATGGATGCGTTAAAACACCAGCACCACCTTCATCAAGAGCGCGAATTAAAGCATCACGCTTTTGGAAATAATTTGGCCAGAATATAAAAGCAGTTATTCTGTGACTTTTAGGAAGCAAACCAAAATCTTCAATGGTCTGCTTATCAGAATTTGGGAACTCATGTTTTTGAGTTTTACGTCCGCCAGTAATCGAAGATGTCCTGATCCAGAAATCAACACCTTTATATTTACCAGGCTTTAAATTCTCAAGTATCATTAATAAGCCTCAAGGACATTCAATCCAATATTGGCGTTGCCAGATTTATTTCTAGCACCAGCATTTGCAACAGTTCCAGGCTCTCCTTTTACGTTGACATTTATTTCAGTTTCATTCTGGCTAGTTTTACTTATATCACCACCAACATCTATCTTACTACCAAATAGCATATCTCCGCCAAAGTCACCAATCTTTTTAAGTATACCAGATATTGCTGGTATTGAAGTTATTTTATCAAACAAGTCTTTGACCTTTGATGCTATTTCTACGAAAACAGGTTTCAATTTCGACATCAAACCCCATATCGTTTTCATAGCCTTAATAGCCATAATCAATGGGAAGAAAGCTATTGTTAATGCCGCTTTTGCTTTTGGCGACATTTCAGAAAATTTCTTTTTCAGCTTATCAAGGTTCATAACTACTGCTATTATAATAGCAATACCAGCACCTATAGCCAATATTGGCAATAATAGTGCACTAACAGTCACACCAAGAGCGCCAGCAGCTAATGTTAAACCAACAAAGGCAGAACTCAATGCCCCTAATATAAGAAGCAATGGACCAACGACTGCTATAACAGCAAGTATAATAAGGATAACTTTTTTCACTCCTGGCGAGAGATTGTTTATTTTTTCAGTTATGCTTATTAAAGACTTTCTGACTTTAATGGCAACTGGTAGCAATAGCTTACCAAACGACTCTGCCATTTCCTTGGTAAGTTCCTGATTGATTCTCGTTTGGTTGGCATACTGATCTTGAGTTCTAGCAAAGTCACCAATGGCATCCTTATTCCTTTCAGTAACAATAGCCAATGTAGCAAGAGCCTTGGCCTGCTGTTCTGTTAATCCCCTTCTTTTAGATGCTATTTTAACAGCACGCTTTTTGACTTCTTCTTCTAAAACGGCAGTTTTAAAAGTTTCCTTGAGCATTTCTCTCTCGCCAAGCAGAGCCTTGGTAAGAGAGATAGCAGCGCGCTCAGTACCACCCTGCACATTTTTGAAAGAAGCAACATCAGCAGAAAGTCTAACAACGCCTTCTGATAATTTCAGCGCTTCTTTTCTATTCAAGCCCAAGCCAACAAGCAAATCACCAGTATTTGAAAGTAATTCTTGTGATGTACTGCTAGCTAACTTAAAATCCTTGGCAAGACCAGCTACTGCTTGACCTCTTTCATTTTGGATTCCTTTAAATACCTCAGCAAACTTATTTGCTGTTTCAGTAGCATCCGACGCCATGTCAATCATTTTCTTAAAGCCAAAAGCAATAGGCAATGACGCAAATAGCGTCATCTTTTTACCAGCATCAACTACTGATCTGTTGAAGCTTCTCCAACCCTCAGTAGCTTTCATTGAGGCTGCGTGTTGCTGCTTAATTTTATTTGTTAAGGCAACAGTATCCCTTTTAATTCTCCTTGCTGTTGCAGAGAATTTATTGAGAGCCAAAAATGTATATGATACTTGGAAAGTCATTTGCTTTGCTTAGCTCTATTAATCTCCTGGCGTCTTGCTTCTGTTAATCTTTGGGCCTGTTCTATTGCTTCTATAACAGTGGAGAATGGACTGTCAATAAGCTTGTGATAATCCAATCCGCCTTCAAAGAATAGAACAGTGTCCCAAATTTTATCCCTTAACTTTGCCTCTGTGAATCCCTCAGCACAGAGGCTAGAATAAAAGTCATGGCATATTCGCCACACACTCCTTCTACATCCTCTTGGCTCAGCTCTTCAAAAATAGGCTTAGTCAGCTTTACTTCGCCATCAACATAAGCGATATTTGGAGACGTTAAAAGCTCTCTCATGTAAACAAAAAACTTTGATACATCCTCATTGGACATATAAAGTGCTTGCATTAAATCGCTTCCAGTTGTCTCAGTCTCGCTTTTAGACTCTTGTGCCTCTTTAATTTCCTCATCACTATATCCTTCAGAGATGTCATTAAAGGCACGCAAGCACATCTGCTTAATAGGTGCAGTATAATTCAAGTGCTTGGCTGTAAATTCATTAATAGAAATGAATCTGGCAGCTACAGTCTCTCCTTTGTTGGCATATTCAAGATTTCCTTTTAAATGATATTCAACCGTTTCCATGTTACACCGCTGCTTGTGATTGAAATTCCAAAGGCACAGTAGTATCAGAGCCAAGAGCAACTTCATAGTTGTTCGTAATAATGGCCTGATTAAATGTGCGCCTGATTGACTTGCCTTCTGGGTTAGTGCCAGAAACCGTGACAACATTCTGATTACGGTTT